CACGACACGAAATCTGACATGGCCTCTAAACTTGCCGAATACGCCGAATCCGTGCTCAGCGGGCGCGCGCCCGCCGGCAAGTGGATCTACGCCGCGGCCAAGCGCTTCATGGCCGACCTCGAGCGCACCGACATCGTGCTCGACGGGCAGGCGGTCGAGGACGCGGTCGACTTCTTCGCGCGGCTGCCGCTCGTCGGCGAGGACACGGGGAGGTCGTTCACGCTCCACCCGTGGCAGGCGTTCGTCATCGGGAACCTCGTCGGCTGGCGCCGGGCCGAGGACGGCCGCCGGCGGTTCCGTCTCGGGCTCCTGCAGGTCGCGCGCGGCAACGGGAAGACCACGCTCATGGCCGGCCTGTGCCTGTGGGACCTCATGGGCGGCGACGGCAAGCGCGTCCATGTCATCGCGAACAACGAAGACCAGGCGGGCATCTGCCTAGACACGGCGCGCCAGATGGCACTGCGCCTCGAGGAGCCGGGCACGCTCGTCAGGTTCAACCGCATCGTGCGCCCGTCCGCGGACTCGGAGATGACCGCGCTGCCTGCGCTCGAGCGGAGCCTCGACGGCCTGAACCCGAGCCTGTGGATCGCCGACGAGGCGGCCGAGTTCAAGGGACGGTTCCTCACGAAGCTCCTGACCACGGGCGCCAAGCGCCGCGAGTCGCTCGGCGTCATCATCTCGACGCCTGGCAGCAACCCGGAGAACCACTACGCCGAGCTGGTAAAGCAGGCCGAGGCCGTGCTCTCGGGGGAGTCGGAGGACGACGCCATGTTCGCCGCGCTCTACGGGCTCGACTCGTCGGACGCCATCGGCGACGAGGACCTCTGGCCGAAGGCCAACCCGGGCATGGAGTTCGGGCAGCCCGACATCGCCAGCCTCAAGCGGTCGTGGAACACCATGAAGCGGAGCCCGATGGGGCGCTCCGAGTTCACGCGCTACCACTGCGCGCGCATGGACGAGAACACGGGCGGCTGGCTCGACATGTCGCTCTGGCCCGGCGGCAAGACGATCGACTGGTCGACCCTCTACGGCCGTCCCGCGTGGCTCGGCCTCGACCTCTCGAAGTCGCTCGACATGTCCGCGCTCGTCGTGTGCGTGCCGATGGAGGACGGCCGCGTGGCGCTGCAGGGCCACTACTGGTGGCCGTCGCAGGATGTCGCGCAGCGCGAGCTCGACTACCGCATGCCGGTCCGCGTGTGGGCCGCGGAGCGCAAGCTCACGCTGACGCCAGGGCGCGAGATCGACTACGAGTCGATCCGGCAGAGGCTCCTCCAGCTGCGCGACCTCTTCGAGATCCGCGCCGTCGGCTACGACGCCTGGGGATCGAAGTACCTCGCAGAGCAGCTGACGCAGGACGGCGTGCCGCTCGTGACCTACCGCATGGGGATCTCGACCTTCGGCCCCGGCTGCCAGCTCTGGCAGAACCTGTGGGCCGGCGGGCAGCTCGCCGTCGGCGACGATCCGATCATGCGGCGCTCCTGCGCCGAGGCTCACGCCCAGACCGACCGCAACGGCAATGTCCGCCCCGTGAAGAGCAGGGAGTTCTGCGTGCTCGACCCGCTCGTCGCCGGCATCATCGCCGTCCATGTGTGGGGCGGAAAGCGCGCCTCGAGCTACGAGACGGAATCTTTCATCTGAACTCGGTTTAGGTGCAATCCGCACGGCGGCAGGGTGCCACTCTTCCGCCATGATCCGAGGGCTGTTGCAGCGCTGGCTCGGCTACTGGCCGCAAGCGGGGATGCTCATCCAAGAGCCCGCCGCCGGTCTTCCATTCGTCACCGCGACGGGTGCGCTGCAGCATGCGCCCGCGTTCCGCGCGTGCACGCTCATCGCGAACGATGTCGCGCGCGTGCCGCTCACGATCGACGACCCGACCGTCGACGCGCTCCTCCGCTCGCCGAACCGATGGATGTCGGGCTTCGAGCTGCGCCGCACGATGACGCTGCAGGCGTCGCTCTTGGGCAACAGCTTCGCGTTGATCAACAGGACGCAGGGCGGCGAGCTCCTCGAGCTGATGCCGCTGCAGGTCGACTCGGTGTCTCTCGACCTCACGGGGCGCGAGCCCGTCTACAACACCCGCGACTACGGCGCGCTCTCGCCCGACCAGGTGCTCCACCTGCGCACGGTTGGATTCAACGGCGTTTGGGGCGAGTCGCCCGCGCGCCTGTGCCGCGTCGCGCTCACGCTCGGACTCGCGCAGGAGCGCGCGCAGATGAAGAGCATGGAGAACGGCGGGCAGTCGAAGCTTGCGTTCGTCCACCCCGGCTCGATGTCGCAGGAGGCGCGGCAGAAGCTGAGCGAGGCGTTCATGGCGAACCACGCCGGCCCCGAGAACAGCGGGCGCCCGATCGTGCTGCACGAGGGCATGCGCGTCGAGCGCATCGCGTCGACGCTCGACCAGAGCGGCATCGACCTCGCGCGCCAGTACTCGATCCACGATGTGTCGCGCATCTTCGGCGTGCCCGTGTCCTACCTGAGCGAGCACTCCTCGCAGCCCTACGGCTCGATGGAATGGCTCGGCCGCATGTACGTCGAGGCTTGCCTCGCGCACTGGTTCGCCGCGTGGCAGAGCGAGATCGAGACGAAGCTCGTCGCGCCGCTCACGAAGGTGTCGTTCGACGCCGACAGCATCATGCGCCCGAGCCTCGCCGAGCAGATGTCCGCGCTCCGCACTGGCGTCGAGAGCGGCGTGATCACGCGCAACGAGGCCCGCGGCTGGCTCGACCTCGATCCGCTCGACGGCCTCGACGAGCCGATCGTCGCCAAGAACATGGGCACGGGCGGCGGCACGACGAACATCGGATCCGACACCTCCGAGGAAGCGGGGACCCCCAATGATTTCTAGGCGCATGATCGAGACCGAGGAGCAGAAGCTCGACGGGCGCACGCTCGCGGGCTACGCCGCGGTGTACGGCCAGGACTCGCGCGAGATCGTCGAGCACGGCCGCGCGTTCGTCGAGCGCATCGCGCCCGGCGCCTTCAACGCAACGCTCTCGTCGGGAGCCGACGTCAAGCTCTACTACAACCACGACAAGAGCATGCCGCTCGCACGGACGCGCAGCGGCACCCTGAAGCTGCGCAGCGACCGCGCGGGCCTCGCGTTCGAGACGACGCTCCCCGAGACCACGCTCGGCAACGATGTCCGCGCGCTCCTCGAGCGAGGAGACCTGAGCGGCGAGATGTCGTTCGGCTTCTTCGTCGAGGACGAGAGCTGGAACCCGAAGCGGACCGAGCGCCTCGTGAAGCGCGCGAAGCTCGTCGAGGTCTCGCTCGTCCAGGACGCCGCCTACCCCCAGACCACTTCCAGCCTCCGTCATGTCGACGCGGCTGCCATCGACGCCGCCCGTGCGCGGCTGGAACTCCATTTCGCAAGGATCAAGACATGGATCTGAACAACATCGAGAGCACCGTCCACGAGTACCGCAAGACCCTCGAGACCTTCGCCGCGCGCAAGGACGCCGAGACCCACGAGATCACGCAGCGCGGCAGCGGCGAGGAGCGCGAGAAGATCGCGCGCATCGACGCCGACCTCGACGCCGCGGAGCGCATGATCCGCCTCAAGGCGCTCCAGAAGCGCGCCGCCGAGTTCGACCGCCCCGTGGTCGAGACGCGCGCGCCGCGCGGACAGGCGCAGTCCGACGAGTACTCGACGCGCTGGATCAACGCGCTCGTGAGCGGCAACTCGGCCGAGATGCGCGCGCTCTCGACGAGCTCGAGCGGCGCGGCGATCCCGACCGACATGGAGCGCCGCATCGTCGAGCGCCTGCGCCAGGCATCGGTCATGCGCTCGCTCTGCCGCGTCTCGAGCATCGACTCGAAGCGCACGATCACCGTCGAGAACGCGCTGCCGACGACCGCCCTCGTCTCCGAGGCCGGCACCATCACCCCGGCCGACCCGAGCTTCTCGACGGCGATCTCGATCGCCCCGTACAAGTTCGTGACCGCCACGAAGATGTCCCAGGAGTTCATCGAGGACGCCATCGGCAACGGCGGCATCGGCTCCGGCCTCAACTACGTCGCCGACAAGTGCGCGATGTCGATCGCCCTCTCGCAGGAGGAGTACCTCACGGTCGGCACCGACAGCTCGCAGCCGATGGGCATCGAGCACACCTCGATCACCCAGACGGAGAACATCGGCGCGGGCGGCGCGGGCAACTCGGCGAGCGACGACCTCACGGGCGACATGCTCATCAACTGCGTGCACCGCATCTCGCCCCAGTACCGCATGGGCAGCAAGTTCAGCTGGGTGATGCACGACTCGCTGATCCAGCACATCCGCAAGCTGAAGGTCAACACGAACGACTACATCTGGAAGGTGAGCGACAACGGCGGCCTCTCCGACGGCGTGCCCGGCACCATCTACGGCATCCCGTACCGCCTGAACGCCTACATCAACACGGCGACGGACACCACGAACGGCGCCGTGGTCGCCGTGGTCGGGAACTTCGACTACTTCGAGATGTTCGAGCGCACGGGCGTCACCTCGATGATGGACCCGTACAGCGCGGCCGCGACGCAGGAGACCACGCTCTACCTGCACACGCGGTGGGACAGCCACATCATGCTGCACGAGGCGTTCGCCTCGATCACGGTCTGACCTTCTTTTCTCCCTTGGGCGACGGGGCCGAAAGGCCCCCGAGCCCTTTCCATGTCACAGCTCCCGATCCCGATCGACATCCTCCGCACGCGCCTGCGCGTGGAGGTCGAGTCCGACGACACGGACCTCGCGGCGCTCTGCATCGCGGCGGGCGATCTCATCGAGAAGGAGACGGGGACGATCCTCCGCTCGCGCAACTTTCAGGAGCGCATCGTGCCGTGGAAGCGGACGATCCTGCGCAAGTCGCCCGTCACCGCGGTCATCTCCGTGACCTACACCGACCAGGCGAACAACGCTCAGACGCTGCCCGTCGACGAGTGGTTCCTGCGGCAGGAAGACGAGCTGATCGTGCTCGACTTCGACACGACGGCCGCGGTCAAGGAGAACACGCAGCCGACGGTGACCTACACCGCGGGCTACGCGCTCGTGCCGCAGGCGCTGCAGCAGTGCATCGTGGCGCTCGTCGGCGCGTGGTACAACAACCCCGAGGCGTCGAGCGTGGCCTCGCTCGCCGAGGTCCCGCTCAGCTACAAGCACATCATCGCGGCCTACTCGCACAGGAGCCCGATCCGATGATCTCGGCGGGCCGCCTCCGTTTCCTCGCCGTGCTGCAGAAGCCGAGCGCCTCGCGCGACTCGCTCGGGCAGCGGGTCGACACATGGACGGGCGGCGCCCAGTTCCGCTGCGACCTCCGCTCCGACAGCGCCGACGAGCGGCAGTACGCGGACGGCGTGGCCGTGATCCGCCAATGGGAGGTCCGCGCGCGCTGGAACACGGTCGAGTCGATCGGCATCGCCGAGACCGACCGTCTCGTCGTGCGCGGGAAGACCCTGCGGATCCGCGCCATCAACAACCTCGACGAGAAGGACCGCGTCGCCGTCATCGACTGCGAGGAGGTCACATGAGCATCGAGGCCGCCATCCGCGCGATGCTGGTGTCGGGCACGACGCTCTCGGGCACGGCCGTCCCCGTGCCGGACGAGCGCGTCACGCACGGATTCCGCCTGCAGTCGACGGTGCTCCCCGCGGTGACCTTCGAGGTGCAGTCGGTCGAGCCCGCGTCGATCGGCTCCGTCGGCCCGAACTCGAGCGGCACGCGCATCGCGCAAGTCGAGGTGCGGTGCATCGCGACCGAGGCGGCAGACGCCCTCGTCATCGCCGACGCGGTGCGCCAGCGCTCGAGCGCCGGCACCTACGGCGCCTACTCGCTCGACGCCATCCTCTACCAAGGCCACCGCGTGGAGGCCGGGGAGACGGGCGAGGGCGACGAGACGCAGCCCGCCGAGGCCGTCTGCACACTGACCATCTACTACAGGGAGTGACCCATGCCAGCCCGATCGAGCGGAAACGCAGCCATCTCCTACAACTCTCAGGTCTCGACGGGCCTCCTGTCGGTCACGGTCAATTCCACCGGCGACATGCTGGAGGCGACCGACATCAACGACCAGAGGAAGTCGTTCATCGCGGGCCAAGCCTCGACCACGGCGTCGGGCGAGATCTTCTACGACCAGGGCGACCCCTGCATGGCCGTCATGGAGACGGACGCCCTGAACCCCGTGAGCCGCAGCGTCACGATCACGATGGACACGGGCATGACGATCGCCGGAAACGCTTTCATCACAAGCTTCTCGTCCACGGCCGGCACCAACGACCTCGTGCGCGCGTCCTTCGAGCTCCAGTTCACCGGGACGGTCACGGTCGCATGACGATCCGAGACGCACTGCTCCTCCGAAACGCGACCGTCGACACCTCGTTCGGCGTGGTCACGCTGCGCCGGCCGAGCGCGGCCGACGTCATCGAGGCGATGGATGTCTCGGCGAAGGCGCCTGGCCACCTCTACGCGCACCTCGTCTGGCGGCATCTCCTCGACGAAACGGGCGCGCCCGCGTTCGACTCGCTCGAGCGGGTGCTCCAGTGCGACGGCACGCGCGTGCTCGAGATCGGGCGCGCTGCGGAGCGGCTCTACGCCGAAGGCCGGGACTGACGAAGGCTGCGCGGACGGTCGCGCGCGCAGCCCTCGAGCATGTGGCAGGCGACCTCGACGGGCTCAGCGCAGCGGCGCTGAACATCCTGCTCGACATCCCCGACTGGGAGGGCATCCGCCGTGAGCTCGATCGTCGCAAGGTTCAAGGTCCGCGTTGACGCGCGCGCGCTCGGCAAGGCGCTCGCCGAGATGCCGCTCGCCGTGCGGAACAAGATCGTGCGGAAGGGCCTCCGAGCATGGGGGACGCGCGTCGTGAAGGCGGTCCGGCGCGGCGTGCTGCCGGCGGATCGCGAGACGCGGCGCGATGTCGCCGTGAAGATCAAGAGCTACAGGCGCGGCCGCGTCATGTGGGCCGCCGTCGGCGTCCGCAAGGACGGCATGCGGGTCGGCTGGCGCAGCCATTTCTGGGACGGCGGGTTCCGCGTCTGGCAGAAGGGGATCAAGGCCGACGGCACGCCGAAGAAGGAGCCGACCCGCGCAAGCCGCAACCCGAACCCGCGGTTCGTGCCGTTCTCGTACCGGCGCGGCTGGCGCGACGGCATCACGAAGCGCAACCTCGGCCGCAGGATCGGCCGGCGGCTGTACCTGACCCGTGCGCGCGCGCAGTACGCGCCCCTCGCCGAGCAATACGTTCGCGACGCGGTCGCGGAGGCCATCCGTGGCAGCTAGCCTTCCCAAGGTCAACATCCCCGTGACCGTCGACAGCCGCGGCGTCGACGCGGGGATCGCCCGCATCCAGGGCAAGATGGCGGGCCTCCAGAAGAAGCTCGAGAAGATGCAGCCCACAGGGGGGCTAGGAGGCTCCCTGAAGGCTTCGCAGGGGACGGCCTTCCTAGGAGGGGTCGGCAAGCTCGGCCCCGCAGCGGGGCTCCTGAGCGGCATGGGCGGGGCGGGTGCGGCGATAGCCGCGCCGGCCGCCCTGGCGATGATGGCGCGGGCCCATGTCGAGGCGATGGCCGCGATGACCAAGGGGGCCTCCGACGCCTTCGCATCGTTCAAGCTGACCGGCGAGCAGACCTTCGCGGTGAACAGCGCCGTGCTCAAGGTCCTCGCCGAGACCGAGAAGAGTGCGCAGGCGGCGGCAGCCGTGCCTGGCTACCTCGAGTCGTTCCGCATCGGCGGCGCGGCCGTCCAGGACCAAGGCGGCGCGGGCATCCTCGACCAGATCTCGACGGGCATCTCGCAGGGCATGGCCGCGGCCGGCGCCTACATGAGCGGCGGAACGCTGCGCGAGTCCGCGATCGCCGCGCTCATGGTGACCGCGAGCGAGCAGCAGGCCAAGGCCCTCAGCGAGGAGATGCGGAAGGCGGGTCAGGACCGCATGGCCGGCGAGGTCAGCGCGATCGACCAGATGGTGGGGAACTTCAACCTCAAGCTCGAGCAGCTCTCCATCATGCTCGGAAGGATGAGTGCCTGATGGCGTTCCAGCTCCTTTCCACCGACTTCGCCTACCACGACGAGCAGGTCTCCTACTCCGAGGGCTCGTGGGGCTCGGAGTCGACCTACCGACTCGTGCGCCGCGTCAAGCGCAGGAACAACAACGCGATCGACCTCTTCAACGACATCGACAGGATGGTCGTGCAGGGCGTGCTGCCGCAGCCGATGCAGCGGCTCACGACGAACGTCCCTTCGATCACGCGCAGGACCGTCGACACGATGCGCTGCGCGGAGTTCAGCTACAGCGTCGACGCGGCGGGATTCACCCTCACCGCGAACATCCTGTACACGACCCCGTACTTCGTCGACGGCGTGGTATCGACTTCGCTGATCCTGCCGAGCTCGAGCTCGTACCAGACGGTCACCCGCATCGCGAAGGTCTACCGCACGGGCTGGGCGACCGATCCGCCGCTGACGGCCGACACGACAACCGACATCGGAGGCACCGCGATCCAGGGCGCGGGCGCCACGGCCACGATGCTCGTGCCGCAGGTGCGCTTCCGCATCACGGTGACGCAGGACGCGAGCGTCTCGGCGAACTACATGAACACGATCGCGAACGGGCTCGCGGCGTTCATCGGCACGCGCAACAGCGCAAGCTTTGGACCGTTCGCGACCGGCTCGCTCGTCTGCGAGGGCATCAACATCACCCAGACGCGCATGCCGTACTACGATGTGACGGCCGACTACCTGTACGACGACTGGGGCCACCACGAGCAGGTCGCGGAGACGGGCATCGACGGGCGCCCGAACTACTCCGCGGGCAACCTCGCGGCCGTGCGGTGGAAGCGGCCGGCGCTCCTCTCGAGCGACTTCAACCTCATCTTCGGCAGCCCTACGCCGAACACGCAGTTTCAGAACCGCACCATCCGAGGGTGGGTCTCGTGACTCCGAACATCCGACGATCCGAGGCGCGGCGGCTCGACGGCCCGATCGCCGACGCGGCGACCCACTGGGACGATCGGCGCTTTTCGCCCGATCCGATGCTCGTCCTCGCGCGGATCACCGACGCGGTCCCGATCGCGGGCGCCTGGGCGCGATGGCGCTACGAGGCCGAGGAATGCATCATGAACGGAGGCGTGCTGTGGACCGCGGGCGCGCGCGCGCAGGGCCGCGAGTTCCTGAACTGCTTCTCGGTCTCCGAGATGTCGAACACGCCGCCGACCACGAGCATCTCCTACGGCGTCTCGAGCGCGAACCTCCTTGGGAGCTTCGGACCCGTCCGCATCCCCGACAACACCTTCGTCGCGATGTGCCCGCACCGCGCGTCGACGGGAGAGCTCGTCTGGCTGATCATCAACACCCAGGCGATCGACGGCACCTGCGTGGGTGCAGGCGGCGGCGCGGGCATCCCCGTGAACCCGGGCGGCGGGGGTGGCGGCGGAGGCGGAGGCTAAGGAGCACACATGCCAACGACACTTCCCATCTCCTACGACAAGCAGGCACCCGGCACGCGGGCGATCACCTACTCGGTGGGCGGCGTGGCGCCCGATCTCAGCGCCTACTCGGGACGGCTGCAGGTCTGGCAGAGCGGCGCCTCGACCACGGCCACGCACCTGTTTCAGCTGAACACGCCCACGAACCTCACGCTCGGCGCCGGCGGCTCGATCGTGATCAACCTGGCGGCCTTCGAGTCGCAGGTGATGACTCACGCGCCGACCGAGTCCGTGTTCCACTACACGCTCGATGTGCAGGACGGCAGCAACCCGCGAGTCTTCATCGCGAGCGGACCCGTGGCGAGGAACAAGCCATGAGCGTCACCTGGGCGGGGCAGTCGGTCGCGATCAACGCCACGAGCACGAGCGCCGTGTCGGGCGGCACGACGGCGCCACCGATCGGTCCAGCTGGCGGTGCGCTCGCCGGCAGCTATCCGAATCCGACGATGAACCCCACCGTGGCGCGCGCGGCGCTCGGCCTCGCCACGACCGACACGCCGACCTTCGCGGGCATCAACCTCGCGAGCGGGGAATTCATCTCGAACTCTTCGAACGGGCGCGTCGACATCGGGCCTGACGGGGTCGATCCGGCCTCGCCCGCCGAGGACTTCATGGCGCTCACGATCGACGGCACATGGGGATTCGGCGTGTTTCTGGGCACCCGCAACACGCGCACTGGCGATCTGAACACGGGCAACATCCTGTTCCAAGTGCCGCTGATTTTGAACAACGACACGCGTTTCAGCTTCGGCTCCTCGCAGAACTACTTCATCCGCCATGTCTCGGGCAGCAGCCGCGCAGGCGTGGCGATGGGCCTTCTGGTCAACAGCGCGGGCAGCACGGGTGCCTTCGTGATCGCGCAGGGCAACCAGATCGACCAGGCCAACCGCGTGCCGTCCACCGCGCACGCGCACCCGACGCTCTACCTCTACGGCAACGGCAACGCGAACGCCAACGACTTCGTCCGCGTCTCGCACGACACGACGAACGGCACGGTCGAGGCGGGGCGCGGCGACCTGAACCTCGTGGCGGCAGGAGAGGTCCGCGCGAACGGCGGCCTGATACAAAAGCGGGTGACGAGCGGGACGGCCGCTCCCTCCGGCGGCGTCGACAACGACATCTACTACAGGTACCAGTGACATGAGCATCACCCTCCCGGCCTTCGGAAGCGTCCTCTCCACCGACACCGTCTCGGGCGAGGAGGTGCAGCGCATGAAGGCGACCTTCGGCGCCGCCGACGCCGCCACGCTCGTGGAGCTTGGTGCGCCCATGCCGGCCGCCGCATACCAGGTCGCGCAGTCCTACACGCAGGCGGGCGTGATCGCCGTCAACACGGTTCTCCTCACGATCGACATGCAGTTCATGAAGAGCGCGTCGATCCACTGCATCGCGATGGGCACGAGCGGAGTGGTGACGCCAGAATGGTCGAACGACAACGCCAACTGGTCGGGCGCCACGATCTTCACGGCGGCGGGCGTCTCGGCCACCACGATGACGGCCGCGGGTCTCTGGAAGGTCGAGCGCATGGCACGCTACCTGCGGCTGCGCGTCAGCACCGCGACCACGGCCGCCACCACCACGTTCAGCGTCGCCGCAAGCCCGTCGCCCGTCGCCCCGTGGTTCGCCACCCAGCCGGTCAGCGGCACCGTCTCGGCGAACGCCACCGCCGTCGCCTCGAATGTGCGCATGGGCTTCGTGGCCGGCGCGGGCATCTGGTTCGACGACTCGAGCACCGCGCTCGCGGCCAACGCCACCTTCACGGGAACCGCGCGCGACCTGACGCAGGCGGCTACCGCGGCCGCGTTCGCCAACGCGGCGACCTACGCGGATGAGCTAAGGGTGTCCGCCGAGAGCGATGTCGCCGGCACCCTCTGGCTCGAGGTGAGCCGCGACGCCACCAACTGGCGCCGCGTCAAGAGCGTTGCGACGGCGGCCGTCACGGGCGGCGGGCAATACGCGGAGATCGTGCATAGACCCTCGTGGCGGCACGCGCGCGTCGGATTCACGAACGGCGCGACCTTGCAGGCCCGCTTCACCATCGGCACGATCCTCAAGGCACTGTGATGAACCCGAACATCGCGCACATCATTGACGGAGCGCTCGTCTTCCAGGTCCTCAACGCCGAGGGCACGGACTGGGACGAGGCAGCGACGCGGTCCCTCTACGAGGCATCGAGATGATCCCCTTCTACTGCACGCCGTCCTATCTGAAGGTCTCCGGAGTCTGGAAGCCATGCGTGATCTACCAGCGGATCGCGGGCGTCTGGACCGTCGTCCATGAGCAGCACAAGATTTCGGGAACCTGGAAGTCCTGAGCAAACGGGAGGTACAGTGAGTCTCGAGCAACTCGCCACGATCATGTCGCCGTTCGTCGCAGCCTTCTGCGCGAGCGGCTGGATTCACGCACAGCTCGGCCGGATCCGCGAGGATCTCGCGAGGATGGACGAGCGCATCAAGCGCCTGGAGAACCAACGATGAAGGACAAGCTTCCCATGATCCTCGCAGCCGTGACAGTCGCCCTCTTCGCCGTCCTGGCATCGCTGCAGGGCTGCGACATCCGCTCGCAGCTCGTGGTGAAGGCGCCGAAGGACGTGCTCGAGATCGTCGACCTCGAGACGATGACGCTCGCCGACGCGGACGCCGCCTACGAGGACTGGGCCAACTGGGTCGACACGCGCACCCGCCAGTTCCAGCGCGCCGTGGCCGACGCAGAGGACCGCTACGCGCGCATCGAGGCCCTGATCGACCTCGGGCTCACCGCGGCCGAGCAGGGCGGCGCGTCGCTCCCCGGCGGCGCGTTCCTCGTCGGCGGGCTCTCGCTCCTGACGGGCCTCGTGCTCAAGCGCCCTGGCGAGGACAAGCGGGTCGCGAGCGAGAAGGAGGACAGCTACAACGCGGGCATCGAGGCGGGCAAGAAGGCCATCCTCGAGGCGCTCAAGAAGGACGCGAGCGCATGAACCTGTCGATGCAGTGCTGCTGCGAGACCGAGCTCGGCGACTGCGACGACAGCTGCGACTGCGCGACCTCGTACAGCGTGACCGCGCTCAGCGACTCGTACCGCTACGAGATGACGCTCGACTACGGCAGCGCGTGGAACTGCACGGTGTGCCCGTCGACCAACGGGTGCTCGGCGACTTGGTGGGGCATCGACCTCACATGGACGCTCGTCGGCCCGATGGTGCTGACGAGGTCCGCGGCCCCAGGCGGCGTCGGCTGCGTCTACACGGGCACGGGCACCGTGCTCGTCACGGGGAGCCTCGACTACACCTACAAGTGGATGTGCCAGAACCTCGCTGAATGCCCGTCTTTCGAGGACACCCACACCTACAACTTCTCGACAGAGACCACGGTCTGCGTCACGGTGCGTTGCGAGGCAAGCCCGACGGGCTTCAACGCCGGCTGCAACGGGACGGTGGCTGGCGCCGCGTGGCGGCACACCGTCGAGATCTGCGACTTCATCGTGACCTGCTCCGCGGACATCTGGACGGACTCGGGCTGCGACCCCGTCTGCCCGACGCAGTCGCCTCCCGTGGCGCTGCGGTGCCAGGGCGGGGCGATCGACTACCTCACGCCGCTCGTGTGCCTGGACACGCTCGTGCCTGCCGACTGGCTGTGCGCGGGCTACAGGAACGGCCTCGCCGCCTCGTCCTGTTGGGACACGGTCGGCGCGTCGGCCCCGCGCGGCCCATTCGGCGTGCAGGAGGAGAGCGAGTGCTCGCCGGGGCAGGACGACTTCCCGTGCCTCGACGCGGGGCAGGTCTCGGCCGGCACAGCGCTGTGGCACACGAACCGCTTCTCGCCGTCCGTCCAGCCCTTGTGCGGCGCGTGGTCGATCCTGCAGAATGTCTGCAACGGCACCGTGCGCCTCGATGTCGAGCAGCTGGGATGCCAGACGGGCGGCATCGCGCCGATCTCCTATGCCTGAATGCCGACACATGATCGACGGGCGCTGCACGAACGGCCTCGCGCTGCCGCTCTACGGGGAGCGGCCGTCGCCTGGCGTGTGCGGCATCTGCGCCCACTACGACGGCCCTGCTCGCGGCCTTGGCGATGTGGTCGAGCGCGCCGCGCGGGTCACGGGCGTGCGGCGGATCGTCAAGACGGTCGAGCAGCTGACCGGCAAGAAGTGCGGGTGCGAGGCGCGGCGCGCTGCGCTCAACTCCGAGATTCCATTCAAGTCCGCTTGACGGCCGAGCCGATGCATGTAACATGGATGTAACATCGGTGTTACATCACCACGCATCGGAGGACACGCAATGGAACCCAAGAAGAAGAAGAAGCAGGCCCAGAGCTACCTGATCAACGTAGGCAAGAAGGGCCATCACGACATCACCGTGCTGGCGAAGCTCCTCGGCGTCAGCAACGCGCGCCTCGTCAACCACGCCGTCGGCGCGTACCAGATCATCCGCACCCTGAACGCCGACGCGCAGCTCGAGCGGCCGAGGAAGGAGACCCGATGATGTGGT